GATCAGGATAGTAGTGTCGTCAAGAAGCTGCTGCACCCGCCCGTAGTAGTCATCTTGATTGGGGCGGTCAGCATGGTCAAACGGGAACGTGAGGCACTGCCCTTGGTCCGTCAGAACACCCACCATGACCAGCGAGTTCTCCGGCTCAAAGGGGTCAAGGTGCATCTTGCCGTCGCGCTTGGTGACGGTGTTCTCTACATCTAGTGTCAGTTTCATGCTGTATACCTCGCTGTCTGATATTCTAAGTGGCAGTGTATATCACCATGCCACCCTGTCAACTTGTTTTTTACCACGTTCAAGTGGCGCATAGTATCTTCTTCTTCTTGGTTTTGAACGGGCGGGTTTTTTGCAATCAAAATCATCAGGTCAGCCTCTGCTGCCTTGCCGGTACGACTGCCCTCCATCATGCTCTGGTTCAGTATCACCTTACCCTCTGCTTCCGCAGATAGCTGCGACATGTAAAACACAGCGCACTCGTGCTGCTTTGCAATCTGCCGAGCATGAACAGCATTGGCCTTGAGTGCTTCATCCTGCCGCGCAAACCCTCCCTTGGCAAACTTGTCGCCCATGTCCAGCAATACAACATCTGGCTTGTATGACTTGCAAATGCTCTCCACCCACGCCATGTCACGACCTGTGGCATCCTTGATCTTGATGCGTTCCTTTACTGGTGCGTACATGTCACGTGCCTTGGCTGGGTTCTCCTTGATCTCACGCATCGTCATGCCCGTAGCAGCAGTCAGGTACCGTGCGCCGACACGGTGGTAGCCCTCCTCGTTACACAAGATAATACAGTTGGCACCCTGATGGGCAAAGCCACCGGGACTGGCAATCAGGCTGGCGTGAAAAGATGTCTTGCCGGTGTTAGGCCGTGCGCCAACCTCAATCAGATGTCCAGCATTCACGCCCTCTACCTTTCGTGTGAGGGTAGGGATGTTGAATGTCCACCGTGCCTCAAGGTCATTACGAGCAAGCAGGGTTTCGATGTCTATGTCATCCCACTCAACACTGAGGTTAGGCGTGAAGTCGTCGCCATATGACTCAAGCAGATTACGCAGTGGCTCAAGGCTTGATTGGTCACCGGTCACGTAGTCCAGACCAAGGTTGGCAATGTCCTCACCCACCACCTGCTGAAACAACTTGGACAAGACCTCCTGCGCCACGTCACCACCCATAGGCTGTTCCTTCTTGATCTTGTAGAACAAGGCAGAGAACGCTTCCTTTCGGGCTGTGGTCATGGTTGGGTTGTCTGATATAAACAGTGCTTCCACCTCGTCGGGCGTCAAGCTGCGTTCATAGCGATCCATAGCTGTGTCGATTGTCTGCTTGATCTCACGCGCATCTTTGCTGAACAGACGGTTAGGACACTTAGCCCCACGATGGTCATCGTAGAACTCTTTGTTCATAAGGCTTCTAAGAAGTGATAATTCCATTTAGCTTCTCCATATCTTCGGGGTCACGATACTTCAAGTCGTTGGTCAGTTTTAGTATCTTCACATTGTCTACATAGCCACGTAGCTCTTTGGCCATGATAAAGCTCTTCTTCAATGCGTCGGGGTCTAGTGCTATTACCGCTGTCGAGAACTGCGTGAGAAATCCTTTATGCGATTCCTGCAAGGACGTTCCAAGAAGCGCAACCCCGACAAAGGAGCCGAAACCAACAACGGCAGCACTCACACAGTCCTCAACAACTATTGCCACTGTACCAGAACCGTGCGCGTATGGCAAGCCACTTTTTCCATACTTGCGCCATTTAGGCAGACGCTTTGTCAGAGACCGGCCTACGGCATCGACAATACGGCCATCACGAATGATAGGGAACACAACCCTGTCCTCCTTGACATCGTACAGCAAGCCTAGTTCGTCAGGGTCAATGCCCCAGCCGTCGCACCAAGCACGTAGCAGGGGGTTGGTTGTACGTGGGACTACGTATTCGGGCAGGGAGAATGTCTCCACTGCAGGTGGTTCAGCACGGCCAAAGCCAGCACGTATGTCATCTACAGATAGATGCACCCTCTCGCTACCCTTAACGCCACAAGTTACCCGAAAGCAATTCCACAGCAGCGAACCCATGTTGTTGGTCACGGTAAAGGTACGTTCACCACAGTTAGGACACTCCAGCCTTCTTGTAGTCCCATTAGGTATGTTTAGATCACTAACGTATTTATACACATTAGTGTTATTATACTTATACATGTTATACACTTTCCTTTGCGGCACTTGTGATGCTTGTAGCATGTATTTTTCTCTCCGTCAATGCATGATTTGCACTTTTCAGAGTATTTTTCATGTACGGCTTCACTGAAGCAGGGTTGGCATGTCCTGTAACCGACATGATTTGTGCCATACCGACACCTGCCTCGACCATTTCAGTTGTACCAGTCCGACGAAGGTCACTGAGACGCAACTCACGTGGCAAACCTGCATCATCCATCACCTTACGTGCGTGAAGAGGCAGTTTTTGCAGTGAATATGGCCTGTATTCGGCTTTTATGGGGTACGGACGGGGTGCCACGTACTTCTGAAAGCCAAAATCGTCGTGTTGTTGCGACAACATGTCACATAGATCATCTGAAATGGGCAGATGCACGTCAGCTTTACGCTTGGATTGCTCCAAAGTCAGTGTCCGGGCATCAAAGTCGATGGCATCCCATGTAAGCAGTCGCATGTCACCTAAACGCTGGCACCACTCGTATGCCATGTGCGCGATCAGACCAATATTGCGTGTGCTAAAATCGCTGTAGGCGGCGTCTAAGAACTTCTGGACATCTTCCCTACTCCACACTGTCTTACGCCTCTCTGCGGTCCTCCTACGGACGTTTGAGAAGGGGTTCAGTGTGCATAGCTCCATCCGTAGCCCGTGATTGAATACAACACTGGCGACAGACATTACATGATTAGCCATGTGAATACCTTTCTCGCACCATTCGTTGTACGCAACCTTTGCGACACGTGTCTTCATCGTCGTGAAGTCGAGAGTGGACAGAGCTTGTCCGTCCACCTCAGTTTTTAGCATTACGTTGATGAAGTATTCATACTGTTTCTTAGTTTCATCACGTAAGTTCCTGTAATCATAGGACTTGTAGTAGTCGTCTACCAAGTATGCTAGTCTCTGTGTCCGTAACATTCTACATCATCTCCCATAACATGGCGACATCCATTGGGGTCTATGTCGCAGTTAGGCCAACTGTAACAACCTAGATGGTCATCAACAGGTTCTTTCCCTAAGACTCGTTCTTGAAACCAGAAGTGTAGGCGGTCAAACGGTCTTTGGATTGTGCGACAATAGACGTACTCCCAAAAACCCCACTTGGTTTCCCAATCACCCTTGAACAGTCCTCGATTTTCTGAGTGTGGCGGTTTATCCCATTCAAGTATGGTCAAGCAGTCATCTACAAAATGCTGTATTACCCAGACAAACTGAACAATCTTCCAGCGGAATCCTTCGCAATTGTATCGGTACTCTGCTGTTTCAACAAACCACGTCCAAATGTTTGGAATCCATTGTGTAGGCGAATACCAACGATTGTTTTCATCCCAGCGACACCAGAATGTGTGATGAAACTTGTAGTGTTGCATCTCTTGTTCCAGCCACTCCTCATATTCAGCACGATTTTTCATTACGCTTCCAACTGCTTGAATGCCGCAGAGTCCACCCACTGTGCCACCTCAAGTTCACGCAGGAACATCGACTTGTCTTGTGTATCGTTGCCAGTGTTGCGTTGCTTGAAGCCGTTGCGTTCATCTGCATAAGTTGCATAGTTCGTGAAGGCAGAGTACAGCGACCACAGATTGTGACCACGGGTGCTAACCTCTTGATTATACAACGTATACATCTTCATTGCCTTGCGATCAGACTGCATTAATTTCTCCAACATAGCCTTGACATTTACGCCGACAAGGCTGGTGTTAGCCCACCGCTGCATCTGTTGCGTCTGTGCAGTAAAGTCCTGCTGTGACTTCTCCAGTTCGATGATGAAGGCATCAAGGTTGAAGTTGCTGGTGTTCTTGCGCATCACCTTGTCATGCCGCCCACGTATCTGCCCATTGAGACAGAAGAAGTCGATGGCACCAAAGATGGTGACGTTGGAACACGTACCGTTCACACCGTGCAGGGCGATGATACGTTGGGCTACCGTAGTCTCATGCTTGTCGGTGATGATCTTGGCATTCACGTTAGGCAGACGCATGTCCATCATGGCCCAGCCATTCTGGTGCGCATCCCGCCAGCTAATCTCAGCACCTTGCATGTCATGCTCCGACAGCTTATCGGTGGTTGCGTCGATAACTCTACGGAAAAATTTACCGTGAGGTTCGCAGGTAAAGCCATTGCCAACAATGCCAATGTACTCATCGGTGTTGCCGTTGATGACATACTTCTGGCCCTCCATCTTGGTGGGTTCAAAGCACACGTCGAAGTCTAGGTTCTCAGGGATATATTCAAGTGGCATGGTAATTCTCCTTTGTTTTCGTTAACTGATGATGTGTTATACCACTAGCAAATCACAAAGTCAAGTATGCTAGTACAACAAACACGATTAGTCCAATAATAATGTCCATGTGTCCTCCTCATTCCCAGCGGTAAAAGATATGCTCACCTATTTGTACAACAGGTGTCTTAGTCTCTGCCCATTCGGGCAGGACATAAGTTGCGTGGTAATGTGTCGCACCCTCCACGAAATCGTCAAGGTTGCCTGTGTGAACACCCTGCGCGATCATCAGGGCTTGCTCCCACGCTGTCTGGTCAGGCGTCTTGTCTGACTTGCCGTCGCAGTACCAGCTAAACTGACAGCGGTGACGCACAGGGAAATCTGGCTTCCATGAGTATGTCGGGCCTTGCATGACCACATCACACACATCATCAGGATACCTATCATCTCGCACACGGTTCATCACCACTTGTGCCACAGCAACCTGCCCAATGAAGGGCTGGTCACGGGCCTCGTGATACACGTTGAGTGCAAGGCATACGAGTGCTTCTGCAAACATCAGTCGTCATCCTCCTCTGCCAGCACCCAATCTGCGTATTGCATACGATGGCCGTCCTCGTCCTCTTTGGGTACGAACTTGAGGATGCGGTGCAGGTCACAGTATAGGCTCTCCAACTTGCCCACATCGGACATCCAGATATCCTGACAATCCCAAATAGTCTGCAGTACATTCTTCAAGTCATTGTGTGCTTTCAGTAAAGCTAGTCTGTCGTCATGTGCAATGTTCATTGTCATTCTCCTAATCACAAGATGTCTGTCGGGATATCACAGCCACCCAACATTGCTGGTCTTCGTCGTAGTACGCTGGCTTGTCTAGCCTAGTGCCATACCCGAATGGGTGATAGCCACGAAAGTAATCCTCTACCTTGCGTTCAAGTATGGTGCGACTTTCGTGTTTGATATTGACTGTTATCGTTTTCATGCGGCACTCCTCATCCACTCAGGCATCTCACGGCCCTTGTTATACTCTGCGAACCGCATCTTGTCAACAACATAAAACGTGCGGTACGCCACAATCGGCCACTCCTCGTCTGTCTTGCAGTCGTCATGGCCGCTGAAGCATTGCGGGTGTGGCGTCATAAAGTTGCTGACATCAGGGATGTACTTCTCTGCCTCGACCAGCGCATCAAAGTGTCGCATTGACGCATGTCCTGTATTGACAGTGCGGTCACTGCGTATGGGGTAACGCCACATGTACTCGTCATTCATGGCCTTCATCAGACGCACGGCGAACCTGTAGTTGACACGTGTCTCCCTTGCCCACTGCGTACAGGGGTGGTTTTTGTACGCTATCTTGTACAAGCCAGCTTCCTCTGCAAACTCTGGTGCATGTAGACGCACGGCAGTGTTCAGCATCTGTGCCTCTTCCAACACCATC